CGGAGATGTGTATAAGAGACAGCATTGGTGTTGGGCCCATCAGCGATGATCACGGCGCGCAGCCGGTCACCAATGCCCTGCAGCTCGGCAATCACCGGGTTTGCGTTGTCTTCAGGCCGTTGGTGGGTGAAGCCAGGCGCGATCAGGATACGCGGCGAAAACCCGACGACGCTCTCCGCGCCAACCAGGGCATGCACCCCCTCGAAGTTGCCATCAACCGCGTTGACGCCCCCGATGACATTGGCAAGGGTTTCGGTCTCATCGATCCCCACCTCAACGCGAACGACGATGACGACCGCCCCGATCTGGTCGAAGATGCCGTCCATCGCCGCGGGCAAGGTGCCGAGCGCATCGCCGACCGTGTCCAGGCCCGCGGCTTCTTTGCGCGAACCAGCAACCAGGACCGGCGTGTTAAGGGGAAATGCCAACGGGTCAGCGTCGGGTGCGGTGCCCACGATACCGATAACCGACGATTTGACCGTCTGGATGGGACGTGGACCTGCATCGATCTCGATGACCTCGACGCCGTGAAGAAATGCCATTGTGACCTCGCTTGCGGATGTGAACTGTTGCACCAAGCATTCCACTGCGCTGCGGCTCAATCCTCTGGCGGTTCCCCCGCGTGTGCCCGGCCGATGCGATAGACCGAATTCATCTCGAGCACTCGGCAGTAAAGCCCACCGGGCGAGAACTCCTGCGGTGCGCTCAAACCTACGGCATGCGCGCAGATTTCAGAGCAAAACCACTGGTCCCGTCGATGCCGACGCAAATTGAACGCTTGCGATGCGATCACGCCCAGATAGTCGTAAGGATCCCCGATTTCAGCGATGATACGATCGACAGCGCCGTCACCGGACCAGGGAACGCTGACAAACTCCCAGCTCCCAGGCTTGAACAGAATGACCTTTTCACGAACGCCCCCGTCGCGGCCGCTCGATGACCAGGCGCGCGCCTCGAACTCATCATCAGCCTGCGCCGGTTGCGATCGGAGGATTTCGCAATGGCTGAACGCAGAACGGGTGACCCAGCGGATCACCCGATCGAAAAAGCGGCCGTGGCCTCTATAGAATGCCAGGACAATCACGCCGAGCGGATCAGAACATGGCGACGACGTCTCGCGCGCCATCGGGCAGATCCGGCCAGCTTTCATCTGCAAGAAAATCCAGATCAGCATCGGCTGCGAGCTCGACCACCCGCGCCCGCATGGCAGCGACCCAATCGATGGCCTGACCGAGTCCGGCCAGCATGGCGCTCTCCTCGGTCGAGCGATTGCTCGCAGTCTTGGATGAAACCACGGCTGCAGCTGCCGCCATGTTCATCTGGGTTTCAGCTGAGGCCGCCGCGTAGATGCGGCGGCGGCACTCTGCCTTGACGGCGGAGATACGAACTCCGGCCTCTGCAGCGGCGATGACGTCTTCTGGATAGCCAAGTGCTTCGGCCCCTTCGCGATTCACTGCCAACGTGGTCCGGCCTTCGTGTGTGATATCAAAGTCCATGTGGAAATCTCCTTAGTTTTGAAGGATGTTTGCACCGATGGTGCCGCCGTCGGTCAATTGGGCACCATTCACCAATGTTACCGCAGTGCACGATATGGTTGCGCATCCGCCGGTGGCACGAATAAGGGCAGTGACGGTGTCTAAGGTGCAGTTATAGAGCCTCATCTCGACAAAGGTCGACGTGTAACAAGACGCCAGACCCACACCTGAAGGTCCGCTGATGGTTCCGTTATGAAAGCCAACTTTTGCGGTGCCAGCGCTAGTGTACGCCATCGCAGCAGGAGAAGCTGACCAAGGCAGCGCCGGGTCTAACTTTTCAGGCAGCAAAATATCGCAGTTGCTAAAACGTACTGCCCCCCCATAACTAAATGCAAAGCCGCGGATAAAATTATTCGCTGCAGAGGCATCCCCGGCAAATTCGATAACTGGTTTTGCTCCAACGCCGAGGCTGGTCACAAGTACCGTTTTGGCAGCCAGCTGAATATCGGCATTGACCGAGCAAATGACGCCACGCGGAATGTCAATAAGAACAAATGATCCCGCCGGTGCGGCATCGATCGCCGCTTTCAGGGTGTTGAAGGTGCCTCCATCCATATTCGTGGGGTTGGATTCATCTGGGTCCACCGTCGCCGTGAAAAGCATCTGGCTACCGACGACGCCCCGCAGGTCTCCGGCCAGCGCATCATAAGCTGCCTGCCGCGCCGCGATCTGAACGTCAGCACCATCCAGAAAGCCCTCATACCGCGCCTTCAGCTGGTTCATCGCGGCCGCAGCATTGTTGATATCGTTGATGCTCATAGTTTCGTCCTCTTAGATTGCCGCCTGCAGGGCGCGCACAGCCATCTGCAGATCGTATTGGGTGGAATAGGTCAGCGACTGCGTTTCCAGATCGAGGACGACGTGATCGAACAAGTCATCGTCCGGAGCGTCCACAATGATCAGTCCCTCGGCCACACGACTGAAGCTGAGAACATAATCAATCAAATAGACGATTGCGCCGGTGCGCCGCACCTCGGCCGCAGGAAATGTGCAGAGCGCAATCAGGCTGCCAGCCGCGTCAAAGAACCCGGCCTCTCGCACATCAAACGCGACAGTGTCAGCGTCGAACTCAGCCTTCACACGCCAGGCATTCGGAGACACAATGTGCCGCCGCTCGATCGGCACTCGCACCCGCTCCCCGCGCAGCGCAGTCTGGTCAAACTCGCCAACATAGCTGGCCCCGTTGCCATCGCCCAACGCAACATGGGTAATCGCCACCTGCGAACCGGAGCCTGCAGCCTGCGTAATCTTTGCTTCAGCGACATCTGTGAGAATGGTGGTGGGCATCAAGCGGCATCCCTTGTTTGAACATCGTGGAAAACAGAGCTGACCAAGCGCGAACGGGACGCGGCGCGGATCGAAACCGGCTCCTCCGCAATGCGCATCCGCGGATCCGGATCATGTTCGACATCGGACACCGCACGACCGCGCGCACCGGCACCAGCGTAAACGGCCGTGTCAAACCGCTCACCGATCCTCAGCTCGAAGTGCGACCGCAAGGGCTTAAGATTGACCAGAATCGAGGTGACCCGTGCAAGCGTCCGAGCATCAATGGCCATACCGATCGCAAACAAATTCTCGCTGACCACATCGATGCGGAAAGTATGAGGATCCCCGCCATACTCAAACCACTCGGATATCTCAGATTGCAGCCCGATACTGACAAGCGCACGACGCACAGAACCGACGGTCCCCTTCGCCCGGTGAACCTGAACCGCGTCAACCAGCACCTGCCGCTTAAACGCTTCCGACCAGGCGCTGTCCCACACCTCAATCGAAAACGCCCAGGCCAGATATGGCAGCAAGTGCTCCGGACACGCGGATGCATCCCAAAGCGCCGCGATCGGATCACCGAAGCCGAGCATGCGACCGGACAGCTGCTCAAGATCGAGCTCAACCTGCTGCGCGTTTGGTGGAAGAATTGTGGGCAGATCAGACATCGCGCCCCCCGACTGTTACAGACACCGAGCTACAGTACGCCGCCTCAGACCCGTCGATAACCAGATCGGCCACCGGGCTCACCAGCGTAACCTTCTGCACCCCAGCCAGATGGAGCGCCGCATGAAGGCCCGAAACCGTGACATCATGACCCAAGCGGTGCTGCTCGATGACAAACGCCGTCGCCGATGCCAGCGCGGCCGCGCGCACCACCTCCGCATCCGGACCCTCGTAGAGCGTCAAAACCGCCTCGAGCTGATAAGGCAATATCGTGGCACTCTGGACGATCACCTGATCCGTCAAAGGACGGATATCCTCATCGTTCAGCTGGTCAGACACTACCTGAAGCAGCGCCGCGTCAGCTGAACCATCACCAGCCTCGGACAGAACCGTGACCAGGACTTGACCAGGCAACGGCGATCCAACGCTGATATCTTTGACTTGGGGCGACGCGGAAAGCCCCCAAAACACATACGAGCCACGCGGCCCGGCCGTCGTGAATCCCTCGAGCGCAAGCTGAACCCGCGAGCGGAAGCGCACGTCGTCCTCGAGCACGGCAGGCACTGGTGGCAGCGCATCCGGCTCGGCCTCCTGAAGCACCGCCCTCTCTACGCCGTAAAACGCCGCCAATTGATCGAGCTGCGCTCCCGCCGCGAAGGCAAGCATGTTGCCACGGCCCGCGTCGTCAATCTCAGCGCGCAAAAGGAGCTCGCGGTATGCCCACCCCTCAAGCACCTTGGTGATCGGCTCACTTTCCAAACCGACAATCGGCTCAAGCCCAGGATCTCGCGCGATCAGCCAGGCTTTGATCTCCGCGAGGATCGTCTCAAAATCCTTGCGATCAATAACCTCCGGAGCGGGCAGACGCGCGAGGTTAATGGCAGTGAATGCGTTCATCCGACCTCAATCCCCGAGATGGTGACCTCGCGGCCGTCGGGCAGGTACCGGCCGCTCAGATCAATGATGATCTTGCCGGGCTCGAACGTGCGCAATTTGACCGTGTCCACATCGATCCGCGGCTCCCAGGTCATCAACGCTTCGGCCGTGGCCGCGATGATGGCCAGCTTGGTCGCAGACGAATAAGGCGCATCAATCAAGTCGAACAGGCGCGAGCCATAGTCGCGACGCAACACC